CACAACACGATCCTTGCGATCTGTCCAATCTTTGATTACACCATTTACACGTTCTTGCACTTCTGTCTTATCAAATGCAAGTCCGCTGACATTGTAGAGAGGAGCCTTCCAGTTTGCAATCTTCATATGTGCAACCATTTCTTCATTACTTGCTAGTACGCCTGTAACAAACTCGTTGCACATTTCTTCATACAAACTCATCCACTTGCCCATACCCCAAACATGAACAAAGTCATCTGGGTCTACGGCTTGTGCCAAACAACGCACCCAAACCTTAGGACGTTGTTCTTCTGGAATCTGATCCATAATGTATGGAAGCGACTCCATGCCTGGCTGAAACATGTCTTCAAAGAAAACAACATCTTCGCCAGTGCATTCGCCTTCTCGCATCATTTGTACAAGATTCATCATCTGACTCATGCCAAAATAACTGCGACCGTGTGCATCCAACACTTGTCCAACACTAATAGCTTTAGTATTGTCAATAGTTTTACCTGGTACAACTACATAGTCAATACCACGTCTTTTGAAAGCACGTTCACTCCAGTCTTGCAACTGGAGTGTGTAACGTCCTTCATATGGCTCTAAGCCCATATAAAATAGTTTACGCATGACGAGGCTTTCTTTCACCACCGCGAGCTTTTGCACGTAGCCAGTTTTTATATTTCTGGAAGGCCATCCACGGCCGACGATCATTGCGATATAAATCTTCCTTGTTAAAAGGGTGGCCTTCAGTACGACAGAAGTCGTGGAACTCTTCAAGATCGTTGAAGATTTTATTTACCGCTGGGTTTTTAATAGTCATTTACCTTATTTCCTTTATGCTGGGTAAACAATTTGACAGCCATTTTCGCCATCTTCGGCGACATCAATAACAACAAATCGGCTGGGATATTTGTCGTTAATCTGTTTATACAAATCATCTGCAATCATCTCGCATGATTTGTAATCTAGTTGCAGAATATCTCCTACATATAGTGACTCTAGCCAGCGTTTAAACTGAATAAACTCAATATCTCTATCGTTGTGTGTTACTTGAATTTGCACTTTAAAGTGAAATGTATGACGATGTGGGTATCCTAAGAAACTTACATCATATTCGTCACCGGTTGCCAGCGCAGGATCGTCCAGTGCTGCCGGATATTTGTGAATACCTTCTTTAGTAAATGTAACCCAAATACTGCGTTTAGCAGTATCTAGTCTGTGTGTTTGACTCATTATAGCGTCCTCTTCTCTCATGCGTCTTTGCATATATGTATAATAGCGTTCTTGTTGCATTTTGTCAAGATATTATTTCGTCTGAGGTGTATTGCGACCAATCTGTAAATACATTCTTTTCTTTTAGATCATGAAGTCTATGAACCCATACACCTGGATTACTTGCATCAAAATCCTTGTCGTCGATCTTTAAACAAGCATTATATCCAAGTTGATCAATATATGGAATCTTAGCCGAAATCATTGGAATAAAACGATTGTGTTCGGTTAACCCTGTTTCCAGCAGTCCTTCTACTCGACTAGTATCTACATCCAACGTAACCCAAAAGCCTTTGTTTAGCAATGGGAATGCCATATCTTCCCAAGGTTTCCATTGCGGCTCAGTATCGTCTGTAACATCAAAACTCATATTGGCACCAAGATAAATGTGATTGCAGCCATTATCATTTGCAATACGCATAATCTCTTCGGCGTCTTTAATGCCTACAACAAATAGTGTTTTCTTTTTGTACTGAGGAGTATGTTCTACTTCTGTACCTACAAAGTATTCAACATTTTCTTCAGTTCCTTGATCATATACTCTTTTCATTGTGTTTTCACCTGATGTATTTCGTTCCAAACATTCCAACGTTTTTTTACGTATTCGTTTAACTCTTCTTTACTATAGTTGTTCTTTTTCATATTGTCAATGATTTTATCAAGATCTTCTAGTGCAAGTTCTAGATTAGTAAGTTGTATTTGTTTACTATCCATGTCCATTGGTTCCAGCAAGTTGTTTTTTTAATCTGTGTATTTCGTCCTTGAGCCAAAGTTTTTGTGTTTTTAACTGTCTTAGTTCTGCACTAATATGGCGTTGAGACATTCTTTCAATCTCTTGATCTAGTTGACGATGTTTTTTAATAAGTTCATTTACATGCGATTCAAGACTATCGTAATTCATTCAAATAACTCTCCAAATTTTGTTAGTGCATTTTTAGCCTTCTTACCAATGTTAAGGCGTGTACCAATCACATGCATCCAATAACGATCATATTTTTCAATCAAGTCCAAGCTCTTCTGCCTGTCGTTCAAACTAAAGATCTCGTCAACTACTTCTTTGAATTTAACAGTTCCCCAACCCGGAAAGTCTGTGTCATTGATTAGCATATAAGGCGAAATGCCAGCGTCATATTCTCTGTTTGCACGTTGTGTGCTTTCGATGTGCATCCAAACATTATGCCCCATTTGTAGTGCATAGCTGAAACTATCCCAGCTAGTAGAATCTTTCTTGCGAACAATAGGTTGTCCGTAGTTTGGATTATAATCTTTTCGCTTTTTATCTGCCGATCCAGTTTCGTCTAATATAGGATTACCGTGTTTGTCAATATCAACATCACCTGCTTTTACTTTAGGTGTGCCAATCTTGTTTTTGTCACCTTCTGCATATATACAAATATCATTTATATTGCAGTGCATACTCATCGGAGAGTCTTCAAATGCATCTAGGATACGATCTGTAATAACAGCATCTTTAAACTTGCGGGTATCAGTAGCATACTTTAATGCATCTGCACCAGGGCTCATCATGTAACTCCATTTGCCACGATCTTCAATACGAATACTGTGATAAATCTGTCCATTAGCTGTTGCAAGGAACGGCGATGCACAATCATATGTAATCATAAAGTTTGGATTGTGATACTTGCGTATTGCACGTTGAATGTCTGTAAGTAGCACAGCCCATTCTAGTTTGCTTGTACCCAAGAAGTGCATTACATCATGCAATCCTTCTTCTAGTAAGCCATCGTGTATCATATGCACAAGGCGCCTTAGGATAAGATGTACATCACACATGTTCTGTCCACCCATTGCCCAGCCATTAAAGTGTGTGTCTGGATACTTAGCAGGATCGCAATAATCTTTAAACTCTTCGTACCAGCTGTCTGCGTCACCATGATTGCTGCCTTGTAGAACATTTAGTACTTTAAAGTTACCACGACGATTAGCCATATAGTATTTTGCATTAATGTGTGTAGCATCTACAGCATCTTGATAGCTGTGAATGTTTGCTGCTTCTGCTGCTTTAGGATCCTGGAATGTCCATGTTGGAATATCCAACATCATTCCGTAGTCCATATATTCTTCCATCCAGTTAACAACTAGTTCACGCTTTTTAGCAGCATGTGGACAATTTGGATCAGTCCAATCACCAGGCCAAAGCCCTTTAGCAATCTGGAACCCGCCTGAGTCGCCTAACAACCATGAGTTATCTCTATCACGGTTGCGAAGCATATCTTCTTTTTCACTGTGTTTGTTTACATCTAGCTCTGCGTGTCCAGCTGAATAGAGTGCCCACTTGTAGTGGAACACGCCTTCTTTAGCGTTGAGGAAGTTCATTGCTTCTACAGTACCAATGCCTGCCGGAACCCTTGCTGGATCAACATATTCACCATAGCGTTGCTTTCCGATAAAAGTAGCATAGAAGCCACTAATGCTGGGTAGAAAAAACGCATAATCGTTTTGCGATTCAGTAAGGTTTGTATTCATTATTTTTGCTGCGCTGGTAGGATATAGTCGTATGTTGCCATGCCACTGTTTACACTAATCTTCATAGCACCCTGGTCTGTAATACTCATTGTTTTGTCACCATCTAAGTTTAAAATAGCAATAGTTTGTGCTACAGGCCATGCCCATGTATGCGCTAATGTTCCTTCAACATCACGTTCAAATGTAAATGAACCTGCGTGTGTTGCTTCGTCGCCAAAGTAAAAGTTAAGATTGTTATCTTCTGTCTTTACTTGAAACACTGCTTCCTCTGAATGTGCTCCAGACATAAGTTTCATACGTGCAATACTAGCCATAGTTGGTTGAAACTCAACATTCCAGCTGTTACCTTTAAACTTAACACTTTTAAGTTTTTCTTCAATAACTGCTTTGTTCATAAAGCGATAATCATTTTCAAAGTCGCCGCCGGCATTTTCAAAGTGGATGTGTGTTGGAATAGTTTCGCCGTTGCGTTCAGCTTGTACAACTTGAATACTAGCGTTTTCTTTGTACTCTGGATTTTTCAAGTGATAGCTTAGTTTGCCTAAGTCAGGCATACCAAATGTACCTACAAACTCGCCAACGGGTGTGTTTGTAGTTGCGGTCATAATAACACTACGATCATCTGCCATTGATTCAATCTGTGTTTCAGTTTCTGCTGTCACTTTTAATGTAGTAATAAAGCCCAACGAATGTGTATGGCTTACGATGTCTTGTAGAATGTCTTGCATTTTTATCTCCTATATGTTTCATTATAATGGTTAACTTGTCTAAAGTCAAGCATTATTTTTTATTTTATTATTGTAGTTTACTGCTGCTGTTAATGTATTTAGATTAATATTTTTTTCTGCTGCCATTTTTAATAGTGCTGTTGTGTCTTTAGGAAAGCACATACCACCAAACCCACGTATGCTTTGCTCTGGAAAAACAAACGTATGGCTGTGACCTATTCTCTCATCTGTTGCAACACCGCCTCGTACTTGATCAAAGTCTAGATCATATGCACTACAAAAGTCATACATTTCATTGAAGAAACTTACTTTGGTTGCAAGGTATGCATTACGGAAATATTTGATAGCAATGGCTTCTTCTGGGCTTACAATGTATTGTTTTATATCTGACCAGTTGTAACTGTATTGATCGCGCCAGTAATCTGTGTCTCCACTTAGTATAACATCTTTCATTGTTTGGATGTCATTCATCCACTGTGTTGCTCTCAAAAACTCTGGGCTAAAACACAAACGATGATTTGGATATGTTTGTTTTAGTTCGTTCCATCCTTGCAAACTAATAGTGCTTTTGATTAATATTGGTGTTGTTTCGTGACATTTACCAACAACATCAATCACGGCACTCATATCACAACTACCATCTTCTGCTTGTGGAGTAGGTACACATACAACAACAGCACTTGTATTGTCAAAGTCTGCTATCATATCTTTTGGTGGGTCGTGTACAACTAGTTCTTTACGAAAGTTTTTAAATAGTTGTTCGTGTGCCTGTCCGACAAAACCGTATCCTGCAATAATCATGCTGCTTTTTTAGCCTCCTGTAAGTACTGTAATCTTTCCCAGGTGTTTCTCCAGCCAGTAACATTAAATGCTGCACCTTTAAACCCTTGTTTTTTCATTGCGTATGCAAGAGGAAAGTCGTTGCCACCTGGTTCACATTTGTCACCAAAGAAATATGTCATAATGTTTTTATCAAAGTCCTGAAGTATTTGACTTTTGTCGCAGCCTGTACGATAAATGTCAATACCAGTTTCGCCGCCTACTGTAGCAGTAATATTACTAAACTCAGTGTTGATAATATGAGCAATAGTTTCACGCTCACGGTATTGTAAATCGTATTCTACATATTCTTTGCGTTGTTCTAATGTGCAGTTTCTACCTACAATAGAGAAGTTTACTGTTCCAGGGCGTTCTTCAATGTGATTGCCTGTACGAATTGGAAATGGACTACTTTGTAACCAGCCGATCATTAATGCTCGAAGTTCGTCTGGTAGTTCAAAACTACTCCCATTTACTACTTTGCCTTTGAATCTAGTTTGATTCCCACTACAACTATAACACGTTACAACCCGTTCAGTAATATCTGCACCAAGTTGTTCGACTGTTTTAGCATAGTCGCTGCCAGTTACAAGCCACACCTTGTTGGCTTTGATAAAGTCAATGAACCACTCCTTAAACTCAGGATCCATAACTTGTCTGCTAGGCGTAAGTGTTCCGTCCACATCAAAAATAAATCTATTCATTTATTTTTCCTTTTTAATACATAAGGCTCTTTCGCCTTGTGTAAAAGTTGAAGTAAGTACTGCTCGTTCTAATAAACACTTTTTTTGAGTTTCATAGTTATGCCAGTATGTTATTTTAGGTTCTTCCAACCCTACAACTGTACTCATAATTAAAAGTATCCACATTATTTTTCTTTCTTTGCTAGTTCTGTAAAGCGATCTGCAATTTCACGCAGTTCTTTGTTGTCTAGGTTACGAGCCAAATCGTGTAGTTTAATAATCATATCGTTGTCAGTCATTATCTATTCTCTCTTTCAGCAACTCGTTTGCGTAAATCACTTGTACTGAATCGATGATCACGCTTGTTAAAATGTAGTTGAATACCTCGCTTGCGACAAATGTCCTTGCCACTAAACTCATCTTCTTTGTATTCTTCTCCTAAGAACCTTACATCGATTTGAAACAGTTCCAATATATCCAACAAGTCTTGTTCAGTTTCATAAGGTACAATCTCATCAATAAACTTGAGTGCATTGAGTTGTGCGTAACGCTCAACTAATGTTTGCACTGGTTTGTTTTTAGTATCCGGTCTATCGATAGTAGGATCAGTTTGTAACCCTACAATAAGATAATCACAGTTTTCTGCTGCTTCACGCAACATTCCAATATGACCTGCATGTAGCAAATCAAATGCACTAAATGTAATACCTACTCGCATATTAATCCCAATCAAATAAGTTGTTAAATGTAGTTTTTTGTTTTGTACTTTCTAAGTCATAATCCAACACACCAATCAAGTTGTCTAGCTTGTTGTCGATAATAACTTCTTCCATTGCATCACCATCAAATGGCAATTCTTTAAACCATTCCGGAATACGTAGCTCGTCTGTTGGATACGCAACACTTGTAAATCCTAATGGATTGGCTTTTAGTTTACAAACAATAACTTTCATACCATCTACAATCTCTTGCGAGTACTTGTCACCATTCATACGCTTGAGTGTATTCCAGTTGATACTTGCTCTTACGTGTCCAGGCATATTTGCTTTGCCTTGCTTTTCTTCAAGACGTTGATAGTGTCCAATCTTATTTGCACGTTTAGGAGATCCTTTTTCAAATCCAGGCCGATCTTTAAACTCACGCCTAAACTGACTAATGGCTTCGAGTAGTTCCTTTTCAGGTTTTTTCTGTAGAACCATATCTAGCAAGTCTTTCAAAAAGTCTTGCATAAACACCGGAGTATCACTACGCTTCAAGTCCAAGCCCATTGCTTTTACTTTTCCTAGTTTGCCGTCTATGTCAGTTCTAAAACCTTCGATATCATACACTAGTGCTGCATAACGCTTCTTAGTAATAAACAAACCAGTTTCTGCAACAATCTCTCTACCAGCTGCAATAACATCACTACGGCTCTTTGGACAATGAAATGCTTTTAGCATCATTTCTGGAAATGTTTCGTTTGCCTGCTCGCATACTTGGTCATAAAGTGTTATCACATTATCTTTGGTCCAAGGAATCTTTCCCGCTGCAATCTCATCTTTTAGTACAGGATATGCACTAAAGTAACAAGAGTCAGTATCACCATAGATCATTGCTTTACCAACATGATCATAATCTCCTGTGATAATCTTATTAACTTCTGCACTCATATGTTTAACAATAGTTCTACCTGTTAGCGTTGTACTTTGTCCAATACGTTTATCGAAAAATCTACAACCAGGATTAAGAATAGCACCATACAAACTGTTCAAGTTAATCTTCTTAACCAGCTGTCGTTTGTCCCAGTATTCAATCTCTACTTCGTTCTTAGCGTCTTTTGCTTTTTTAAGATTCTTCTGTAGATCCTTACGTTCGCTGTACCAACGTTTTAGTAGTCCTGGAATAACACCTTCAAACTCGTTTGTAAAGATTGTACCGTTTGAACTAAGCATCCATGGCTGATGACTATCATAAATCAACTTCCAAACTTCGGCTGCACTTAATACTTGAGATTGACCATTTTCTAACTCAAGAGTAAGCATTACATCACGTTTTTGTTCCATGACTGCTTCATATTCTTCTGTAGCAAAACGTCCTTCCCAACTGCCAGCAAAACTCTTCTTCTTTAGTGTTGTGTCATTGTGAATACGTTCATCACTGATGTCCAAACGAATCTGTCCAACAACAGTTTCAGGACCCATATTTAATGCACGAATCACCGATGGATACAATGAGTTCAAGTCCATTGATCCTACCCATTCATGCACTCCTTTTTTAGGAAATGCAACATATGCACCAGCTGCTTGAGTATTACCTTCGTGTTGCTGTCTGTTAGGAACTTGCATACCACGTCGGTGTGCCTCGTTAACAATAGCTTGTTCAGTAAGTGCAACTGCACCCATTGTAGTTTGTAGCAACACTGTATTTTCATGTGCAAGTACATTGGCAAGATCGATAAACTTTAGTTTTTTGTCTAGTTTGTCTAGCAGTGCAACGTCTTGGATGTTGTATTCAATAAACTTTTCAAAGTCATTGTTGTACAACTGATCAAGTGTACCTTCATATGGTGTTTTGTTTTCGCCTACTTCTAACTCACCAATAGCATCTAATCGATATGTATGACGTTCTTCATATGTATACTTGCGATACAAGTTAAGATAGTCCATATGCACTCTGCCAATAGTATCATATGTTTCTGACGTTTTACCAAACTTTTCATACTCACGGCGTTTGGGCTTTTGTCCCCACAAACAGAAACGTCTTGTATCATCACTGCTTAGTACACGCTTAATACGATTAATAGTATATGGAACATCGTATCCTTCACTGTTCCAACCACTGTGAATGTCTGCATCTTCAATCAAGTCCAAGAACATACTAAGCATTTGTCCTTCGCCTTCTTCGCTGTTTGGAAATAGTACAACACTATCGCCCCAACGTGCTTTACACATTGCAGTTGCTTCTTCTAATGGCATTCCTTTGGGAGGCATTGCTACAGTAACTAACATACCGTCAAGCCACTGCAAACATATTGTGATAGCTGTAATGGGCATAAACGGATCTTCAACTGGAGCAAAGCCTCGCTCTGGATCAAAGTCAGTCTCAATATCCCAAAACGCTACGTTTAGTTTAGGTGCATCTTGGTTAAGATAGTTTTCACTTAGACACTGGAAGATAGGATTAATATCACTTTCAAACAGTTTTTTGCCACGGTTGATAGCTTGTTCTTTACGGAAGTCTTTTGTGTTTTTGCATACAATACGACTTAGAGTGTCGCCATAGATGCTTTTGTACTTTCCACGTGGATCTTCACAATAAAATGTGTACTTTGATTGATACTCGTGGTAATGTCTTTTTCCGTCTTTGCGTTCAACAACCCGAATAATATCCGAATCTCTGTCAAAGAATGCATCTACGTATGGCATGGACTCTCCTTAATGTGTGTTTAGTATACACTTTTTATTTTGTTTTGTCAACTGTTAATATTTGATATATTAAGCGTCCGTGTCGTATCCTGTTGTAGCAACAATAGTTTCAAGATCTTCAAACTCGTCTTGTACACGACCCCAGTCACGTTTTTGTGCAACTTTGATTGCTTTATTAATAAGACTTGGTTTTACATTTAGTTCTTCTGCAACTGCTTTAACAGTTTCTTTTAGTCCGCCTTGTAAATCTTCAATCTCTTGTAATACTGTAACGCCTTCTTTAACTAGACGTTCTAGTTTGGCTTTTTCTTCTTGGCCGTATACTCTATCGCTCATGCAATACTCCTTAATGATATTGTTTTATAATACTATACGTTTTTCTAGATGTCAAGTGCTTTTATTGGACCTAGTATTTCGTATCCTTGAATACGACTTTTATAGTCGTGATGGTCGCCTAAGTATAGATACTTATATCCTTGCGACTTGTAATACGCCGGAACATGATAACTAAATCTCCAGCCAACACTATCTTCAGGATTACTATAATCCCATGCAAACTGATCACTGAATGCAATCTTATCGTTTGTATATATTCTTGTTTGTTCCCATGCTACAAGTTTATCATCAATATACAAACAATGAAAATCATTTTGTAAAATATCATCATTGTACAACGGAAATACACTATCAAAGTTTTTATATTTGCAGTAAGCATTATATACGTGTACTGCTTCTTTCCAATCAGGCTTGTATAAGAAAATATCAGGATCTAGTTTGTATTCTACTTTGGATAAGTCAATCCTACCGTACATAGTATCCAAGCCGCCTTTCGGTTAAATAAGGTTCCATATCTTCCATCCAGTCATCATAAGGATTATCTATCCATGTGTATCCTCGATCAGCTAGTTTGTCTTTTTCAAACTGCGTAGTATCATGCCATATAGGAATATATTCATTCCATGTACTGACTGATGTACCATCAGGATTGCCACTAGGACGAAAATGCAACTCGATAGGATTATCGCCTTTGTATTCAATATTAATATATTTTACATTATTTATACTAGCAATAGCGTCTGGCATAGTTGGTGTATAATCACTGCGTATCCATTTACTAAACTTTACAACATTTGTTTTGCTGTTCCAACCTTGCCAGCAGTGTAAAGGGTTCCAACTACCATTGACATTTTCGTATGTAGCACTATAATGATTGCCCTCTAAGTATTCGCACCAGAAGTATCCTGGAGGTGTGCTAGTACAATCACCTTGTTTTAATGTTTTTATAGTTGTACATACACCCATGCCTATAAGATTGTATATAGGACGTATTACATATTCACCTGTGCTGGGTATTCGTACGCCACCTGGACCGCAGTTATAACCCATAGTTTCTGCTAGATAAAGTTTATTCCACCATTTATGATGCTGTGGATATTTTAGATAAAGTTCGTGTTCATCTAAATCGTAATCATCTAGCATTAGATAAACCAGGTATTACTTTTACTTTCTCGCCATTGTGCAAACCAGTCTTCAAATGTAATTCCTGAGCGTCCGCCTGTTCTCATAGATTTACCTTCGCCTTGTTCAGCAAGGTCTTCAACAACTTCAAGGAATGCGTCTTGTTGCTCGACGGTAGCACCTAATGTTTCTTTGACAATAGTATCAATGTAATCTAATGTGTATACGATTAACTCCATATCATCAAAATGTGTATCATTTATATATTGTTTTAAATTTTCAATATTATCTGGCGTAGGCTCTTCACGCATTTGTTCCAGAGCTCTTTGTACTGATGTAGTATTACCCGAAAGTGTAAGATCGCTATCCATTCCGATTATAGATTTAAGTTTCTCTATATTATCGTCTTCGCTCCAAGGCCCGTCAATATTTTCACTATCGATATCATCTATTAAATCTCCACCATATTTTGCTTTATAACGTTCGTTTATTTGCAAATAATCGTCTTTAGATCTTATCTGACTTACTAATGCATCAAGAGTTTCATCGGCGGTGCCCCAACCAAACCAGTTAGGGTTCATACTGTCATGAAACAGTACAGCCATTAATGTTGGAGCAGCATATGCTGTGCCTATTTTGTTTATTATAGAAATAAATCCTTCTGGTATATCAGATGGTTCGCTTAATATAAAATCAAGTAATTGTTCACCGTCATTGTCAGTAAGTTCACTGTCGAGACTAGGGTTAAATCCGAAAGCACGATATATCTTATCATACATTGATCTAAGTTCAGTATCGGGTTGTATTTGAGAAAGTTCTTGTAAGGCTGCATCACGTGTTTGTGGATTACCTAATCGTTCTAAAAAGTCGGTTTCATCTGCTGTAAGTTCGACATCGTCATCTGAAGAACCAAACCCATCAGTACTATCGCTTTCATCTCTGTATCTAGTATCAAAATGTATATTAGCAGCGCCTATATTATTTTCAGTTCCGTCTCCAACTAGCCACAGTCTATCATCCATAACTTGGCCGTATACCCATTCACCTACAGATTCGGGTGTTGATCCGTTTGCTATAAGTACGGCTGCTTCATTTAGAATACCTGCTAATCTTCTTGGTCCTATAGATTTAAACTGAGAAGTATCAAACGGATCTTGCATTGTATAAAATGCAGTCATCTCAGGAGCACGATCACTTATAGCGGTAGTTATTATTGCACCTGCCATTGCACGGTGTTCATCATTTGCTTCTACGTTTAAATCTGGAACAGATCCACCAGATGCTTGTATTGCTGCTTTTAATACTTCATCAATAACTAATACATCTTTGACAGCATTCCGCCCTTTATTAACAACAGGCATTGAAGCTGCTAGTTGTTTTTCAAGTGTATAACTTTGATCATCTATATCAATAGTCATACTTGTTTCATCTTGTCCCCAGATAATCGATGCATATAATAATCTTGGATTTATTCTTCTTAATGTTGTAAGACGTCTTACAATCATTGATTGATAATCTTCTTCACTAAGTTCATTAACTAGCTGAGTTGATAAATCTTCAAACTGTGTATTATATGCTTCGTCAACTTTGTTCCAGTCTCCGGCAGTATTCAGTTGATTCATTAGCTGTTGAATTTTTGGACCATCATAACTAAATAATCTTCCACCCGGTATTGCGGCCAATACACTATTTTCAAATGCCTGATTCATTGCTGTAATCCAAGCACTTATTTGAGATTGTCCTAATGTAGGATCGTTTTGCACTTGCGGCTGATCGGCTGCTGCTTCTCTTTCTGTTTCTTGCTGTTTAAACTTTTGGATTAACCCATCTGCAAGTTGTTTAAAATAACTGTATAATGCTTGTGCTTCGAGTTCCATGCTTCCTCTTGGCATTGGTGGAACAAACGACATTTCTTCACCATTTGCAAGAGTAGCAACTAAACCATTGCTCATTCTTTGAACAACTTGCCCTTTCCAAACATTTTCAAGCCAAGCACTCCCAAACTGATTTTGCCTTTCAGGAATACGTATCATCATACGATTAAGTTCGGTTAATCTTGCATTTCTTGTCTGCTGGATAGTATCCATTTCAGCTTCACGTTTGTTGAGAAGTTCTTGTAAAATAAAATACCAACCACTAAATCCAATAGCTGCAATCATTTTTGCGGTGTCTATTACTTCGTTTACTGGAGTATTAATCACATGATCTAAACTAACTGTAGTTCCAGCCCACATAGCAGCAGAGTTTTGATTGCCTGCTTCTGTACCAGCATTGCCTATATCGAGTAGTCCAGACATACTGCCTCTGTTAGGCTCAACAAGTTTTGTTCTAATAAGGTATCTAATATCTTTTTGTGCAATTTCAGATGTTGCAGGGTTTAGTTCTCTTGGATTATTTACTTGAATATTAATACTGCGCTTCCAAGTTTTAATAGCAGTATCAAGTGCTACATCCCATGTTTTATCAATAGGACCACTCCATGCAGGCCCAGCAGTTTGATAGTTTCCTTGTTGATCTTTTCCAGTTACAACAGTATGCCTGTTTAATGCTCTTTTAAGTTCAATAACATGACTACCATCAGGATTGCCTGGATTATTTGATGTAAGAGTAGGTCCGGCTGCATTATTATATTGTAATAATACATTTTCTGAAATAACTTGACTTAGTTTCATTATTCACTCATTCTTTTGTTTAATGCAGCATATAACGAATCTTTGATACTGTCAATACTTGATTCATTTTTTGCACGTTTTGTAGCAGTAGCATACATAACAGCTTCTGCATCATCGCCGTAGCGATCTTCAAAGTCACTTTTATTTTTCTTCATACCTTTTACAATATGTTCTTTTTCTTTTTCTTCGCCTTTTGAAAGTGTACGCTCACTAATAGAACCTTTTGCTAGTTTTAAAACTATTGCTTCTAAGGTATGTATTCTACGCTCAAGTTTATCAATGCGTATACGATCTTCGTCACATTCTTCAATCTCTTGTTCGCCTACTAGTTTGTCTTTTAGTGGATGTCGTTGTTCGCCTGTGCTACTAGGTTTGCTTGTGCTTGGCATAGGATCAGAACCTTTGGCTTGGCCTGCACTGCCTGTTCGTTGTGTACCTTCAGTTACTGTAGATTTTACACCTGCTAGTGCTGCAAAATCTGTTACACTATAATCACGATCCATTTTTAATGAACCTTCAGGAACTATAGCACTCTCGTTAATATAGTCAATGCTATTGCTTTCAACTGCTGGAGCGGCAGCTTGTGCTTTCATTCTTGCTATATCTTCTCTAGGATCAACTGGATCCATTGCAAATAGTTTGTGTTGTAGTGCATTAAAGTCCATTAACCGTCGCCTTTTACTTTATGACAACTATCACCTTTACCTCTGCGATAGCCCTTCCAGCACACTTTACCGTGGCTGCCTTTTTTCTTGGTTGATTTCTTTTTCTTTTTACCTTCATCGAGATCATCTGACTCAAGTGTTTTCCAGCTAGGATTTCCACACTCTGCACACAGATCTGCTGATTCAAATAGCTCACGTATTCTCACGATTATCTCCCAGTTACGTTTGCAAGTCTTTCAGACAAACTGCCCTTATAAGATTTGACCTGTGAATTAGATAATGTACGCTTTATTGTTTTTGGTTTTGCATCTTCTGCTACTTTTACACTTTCCATTTGTGTATCATAATCTAGTGCGTGATACACACTACTAATGTAGTCTGCTGCTTTGGTAATCTTAGCCTGTTGCCATCCTTCGATACCTTCAGCTTCGCTTACATTTTTAAGCATTTCATGTAGTTTGATTGCATACTTTGCAAGTTTGTAAAGATCGCTTCTTGCCATCTGTACTTCGTGGTCGCGTTCTGCCATGTCGGCTAAGTCGGCAAGACCTTCGTTGATTTGTTTAGTCATTGTTTGGCTCCATACTAGTATTTTAAGTATTTATGCCTTTTTAGATGACTTCTTCTTTTTTGAAGATGGTGTTGCGCCACCTAATAAATCACCAGTGTCAAGAGCATTTTTCATTGTACCATCTGTATTATACATATTACGTTTTTGCATAGTACCTATACCACCAGCAACAGCAGCAACACTGCCTGCGCTTGTAGTTTCGTCCATTTTGTTCTTTGCATGACAATCGCAATGTTTACAATCAGGTCCGCACTTACATTCTGTAACAGGTTTACCGCAACACGCCTCTGGACACATTTCAACTTTTGCTTCTAATAGTTCACTTATTTTCATTGTATTCTCTCCAATATGCATTGCGTTCGTTAGTACTAGCTTTACGTGCTTCGTGTTCTTTATATTTAGTTATGTAATGAGCTAGTTCTTCTTTTGTCATTGCGATCTCATTGCTGCTGATTTTTTCTTTTGTGTTTCACTATACCACTTCAAATAGTTAGTGACAGGATTAGCCAAATACCATCCTACGTCTTTGTATGTGCCAAACTTTGCTTTTAGCATTTCTGTGTTCAAGTTGCTCCAGTCGCTATACGAACTTTTATCAACAATAGCTTTTGCTTTTTTACCTGCATATTTGCCAACAAAATCACCTACATTGATTAGATAGTAAGTGCCGCAATCTACCATTATTTCATTGTCGCCGTGTTCTGGATCAGGCCAACCTGTTTTGTATGTGTCAACAAACTGTTCAGCATCATCTTTGCGTCCTAAGTCTTGTACTTCACTACTGTGATGTATTTCATAGTTGCCAACTGGAATCATAATGTTGTTTTCACCAAACGGTCCTCTTGTACCTGCGTGTGGTTCAAGTGTTGCCCACACTGGATTTTTAATACCTAGTTGTTGTATTACGCTTTGTTGTGCAGGATTAACTTTGTTGCCGTGTGCTTCTCTATTTTCTTCAGGAGTTACTTTAACTACAAATTTATAAGCATTGTTGAAAACATCTTTTACTTGACGGTACATCAACGGTTTGTTGCCCATTTTGTTACAGATACCTGCAATCACAGCCACACGTTCGATCATATGATCCATGTCATTTGGTTGAGCCATGAGTTCGTTGATCTTCATTTTTTCTTCTTCTTACCTGACTTCATGTTAGCACACCAGTGATACATTTTAGCCTTCTCGCCACTTGCTTTTTTAGCACGTTTGCGTAGTGCTGTTACACTACCATTGCAACTAGCACCTGACTTTTTTACTCTACCAGGTCTGCTTTTGCCTTTTTTCTTACCGTCAGCAAAGTTTTCTATGATTTCTAAAAATCTCATTATGCTA